CAGCCCCCCGGTGATGTCGCGGATCTCCTGCCGTCGCACCGCGGTCGTCGCGGGGTCTTGAAACTCAGCCGCGTATTCCGCGTCAGTCTTGTCGCGCAGGGCCACGTGCGCGTCGACGATGGCCTGCGCCGCGGGGGCCAGATCGGTCTTCTGCGCCTGCGCGTCGAGCGCGAACAGCGTCGCGCCCGGCGGCTGATGCAGGTCGCCGGGCGGCATCGGCTCGGGACTGCTGGCGTCAATCAGCAAGCCGTTTGCGACCGGGACCGATGCCGCAACCAACTCGTTCTGGAGCTGCGACAAGTTGATCAGCTTGCCGCCGACATCGATGCTCATCGCTTGAACTCCCATGCCGTCAGTTGCGAGTACGCCTCGGAGCGAAAGCTGGCGGTCCCGGGCGTGCTGTTGTTGATCATGATCGACAGCCGGTGGGAGCCTGACAGCGGGACCATGAGCCCGTACGACATGTACTGCTGCGGAAAGCCAGCCGTCGCGTGCGGCGAGACGAACCCCATCGGGCGCTGAATAACGCCATCCAGCCCCCACCCGAAGTAGATGATGGCGTTCGAAACCGAGTGCTGGATGATGAGGCTGAAGAGGACGAGCACATTCCCCAGGCCCGTAAAGCTGCCCGTCCCACCGACGTTGGTGTCGACCCACGTATTGGTCGACGTGGTGCTGAAGTTGCTGCTGATGGGCACGTCGATTGCCTGGCCGATAATCTGGTTGAGCCCGATCTTCGCCGTCGTCACCGCCCCGTCCGCCAGATCAGCAGTCGCGATCGTCCCGTCCAGAATGTCCGCTGACGTGATCGTGCCGTCCTGAATCATGGCCGACGTGATCGGCGGGATCGCCGCCGCTGGCAGGATCAACCCCTTACCGGACGTGTGGTCGTGCGTCGACACCGCCGCGGCCAGCGCCTGGACATCTTCTTTTTTGAACAGGTCCGTGCCGGCCGTCGCGCGGCTAAAGGTCGGGCTCGAGTAATTGGGGTCAGTCTCGATACGCGCCATCGATCACACCTCCGTCGTCGTCATGTCCCACTGCACCGCCTTGACGGTCAGCGACCCGCGCCACTGGCGCCCCACCTCGTCGAAACTCTGCGAGATCGCGTAATCGGTGAAACTCAGGTCGTGCACGCTCTCGTCGGGCAGCGTGCACGACACTGCCCCCGGGGTATCGACGGCCTGCGTCACGACGTGCTGGATCTGGCGCCGCCCGATCCGCATCGGCACCCCGTCCCGCCGCACCAGCCCATCCGCGCACAGAATGGTGAACTCGATCTGCATGAATCGCTGCGGCCGCAACGCGTGCCCGATCGACACGGCCGACACGAGCGGGCTCGTCGTATTCGCCGTGTTGACCAGATGCACGCGGAACGCGGCCAGCACCGTGCTCGCCGTAATCGGCATCGGCGCCGATTCATAGGTCGCTGAGTCGAACACGTTGGCAAACGCCGTCCAGGAGCTCGCCCCAGGGTCGAGCTTGTATTCGATCGTCACGTAGTTCGTCGGGCTCAACCCCTGGCCCGTCACTGACAGGTGCCGCAGGCTCTTGACCGAGGCGTGGTAGCCGCCGTGCCACAGCGGCAGGTCGACGTAGCTATCGCCCGTGTGGAACCGATAGGCCGAGCAGGCGGCGGGGTTCGGCACGCACGGATTGACCATCCATCCGACCGACCCGTCGCTGAAGCCGAGATAGGTCCGCGTATGCCCGGTCGGCGCGCCGATGCTCGAGACGAACAATGCCTGCACCGCGCGAGAAACAAACGGCGGGCTGACCGACCCGTGCCAGGCGTCGACGTGCACCGTCTCGCCCTCCTTCTGCACGTAGCCGCCGAACTTCATCAGATAGCCGTCGAGCGAATCGGGGTTGAACACCGCGGCGTAGGCGAACATCGTCCCGACCGCGGCAAACGCCGTCACCCGCCCCCGCACCGCTGAGTCGTTGCCGATCAGCTTCTCCGGCCCGACCTCGCTCGCGGTCAGGGCCGGATCGATCGCCAGCAGGTTGGGGCCGTAGCTGGTATAGAGCGAATTCTCGAACTGGCCCCACGCCTTGCCGTTGTTGGCGTTCGGCGCAAACTTCAGAAAGGGCAGGAGCTGGTGGTCGTCGCCCGCGGCATCGAGGGTGTACAGGCCGTCAGTCTTGGCAATGATGAGGGTCCCCGCGGCGGTCACCATCAGCGCCGTAATGCTCGAGCTCTTGTCGCCGGCGCGAAAGATCAGCGACGTGTAGTTCGCCTCATTGGTCGGGTCGGCATTGGTATCGCACTTGCGCAAGCGGTTGGTATCGTCGGCCCACCAGAACTCGCGCCCAATGGTCACGAAGGCAAGCGCGGCGAAGGTCGCCATCGCCGTCCAGGTCGTGCCGTTGCTCGAGTACCGCGCCGCACCGGTCGAGAGCGCCACGAACGCGCGCTGCGTCCCGTCGAAATTGCTGGTGAAGACCGTGACGTTCAGGACCGCGACACCCGCGCCGAAGTCGGCGACCTGCGTCCATGTCGCGTCCGCGTCACGGCGCAGGATGTACCGCCCCTGCGCGCAATAGAGCGTCGTCCCCAGCTCGAAGAACGTGCGGACCCCGGCGACCGAGTCTCTGACAGGTGGCGTGAACTGCGTGATCTCCGGCCCCTTGCACCACGGCCAGACCGACAGGTCGACCGCGTTCGCCGCGGCGTACCGCTGGTCCTGCCACTTCTCCTGCACCTTCAGCCCGTAGCCCAGCGCGAGCGACTCGTAGGGCTCGTCGCGGTCCCCGATCGGCGAGGTCCCCGCGTAGCTGAAGTCCGGGGGCTGCACCTGGGCGATATCCTGGATCTTCGTCGAGGTCACCAGCGGTTTGTTCGGCGCCGGCGGCGCGAGCATCAGCCCGACTGTGCCGATCTTGAACGTGTAGGGGAACGGGCTTTTGCGCGCGGAGTAGATGCTCACGACACCACCGCGGGACCAAATTGACGCGCCGGGCGGAAAGTCAGCCGCGGCGCGACCGCCGTGAAGTGCTGCCGTGACCGATCGGTGAACCACGCGGCCGCGGTCGCCGCGTCCCGAACAAGCCGCGCGTTCGCCACCGGCTCGAGCAGATGGCCGAACCGTCGCCAGCCGACCGTCAGCGCCGAGCTCGCCAGCCAGTCGCGCTCGATCGGCGCCTCGTCGGTCTCGAGCACCAGCCCAGACTGGTCGCCATAGACCCCGCCGGCCATGCGGCAGTGGTCGTAGGCCCGCTTGTAGCAGCGCAGATAGATCGTGTCGCCGGCGTTGAACGTCCGCGTGCCCGTGTTGAACAGGAACGTGCCCCCGTCCCGCTCGACCGTGCCGTAGACGATCGCCGCATACGGGTCCGCCGCATACGGACTGTTACCCGCGGGCAGCAACCCGGCCTGACGCACATGGTTGGCATCCTGCAGCCACGGGGCGATCAGCCCGAGATCGTGGCGCGTCACCCCGGGCTGCGCCGCGCAGGCGATGTCGACGACGAGCCAACATTGCTTCAGCCCATCGTTGACGAGCTGGTGCAGCGTCGGCACGTCGAATGGCCCGAGGACCTCGAACCGCTCCCCGAACCCGTGCAGGCCCAGGCTCTCCAGGTCCTCGTAGAGCATGAACTCGAGGTCGGCGTAGGTATGCGGCTCCAGGTAGTCGTAGCTTGACCCACCCGGCGGCGCGATCGGCGCCATCGCCCACACCAGATCGGGCGTGATCGTCCCCGTCGGGGGATCGTAGGTCATCACATAGCGGTATTTGTCGTGCTCCTGAACCGCGTCTGGACGGTAGAGCGGGCGCTCAGTCAGCAAGTCGTTCTGGGCAATGCCCGACTTGATCGGATAGTTCGAGCAGATCAGCTTCGTCAGGTCCGACCCGCTCGTCGCGCGCACGTCGTAACTCTCCGGCCCGATATAGGGGCCCGACTCGACCGCGACGACCCGGCGGTACTCGGCGAGCGTCGGCACCTACGGCATCCTCTGCAGCGGCGGTGGTGCCGCGGGGGTAGCCGTCACCGCGAGCGGCGGGGCCGAGGGCGCCGTGACGACCGTCAGCGACTGCGGAGCCGTGGTCGCTACCCTCGTCAACGGGGCGCTCAGGGGGTGCGCCGCGGGACTGAGCGGCGGCGGACGATTCGTCAGCGCAGGCATGAGGGAGACTCCAGGCGCGGGACTAACCCAGACCAGCGGGGGCGGCGGCGGCGTAGCCGGGAAGCCGACCCACGGCCCGAAGACCACGCCGAGTGGACCGATCCACTCCGGATAGACCAGGACGGCGAGGCCGGGAAAGAAAACGGTTGGGGCATAGACAACCTCAGCGCTGACGATCGGGCCAGGGTTGACCTGTCCCGCAGTCGGAACGCTGAGTGTCGGGGCATAGACCGCCGCGCCCGTCGTGACGGTGCCAGGCAGAACCTGCTGCAGAACCGTGGGCGCATAGACCAGCTCGCCGCTACCGATCGGGCCCGGATTGACGGCGCCAGGTGTCGGCAGGCTGAGCGTTGGGGACGGAACACTCGCCGCAGTCCCAATCGCATTCGGCAGAATCTGCTGAACGACGGTCGGCCCAAGGACCTGCTCCGCGGTCGCAACGGCATTCGGCTGGAGCTGCAGGCGAACAACGGGCGCCGCGACCTGTTCGGCCGTCGGAATAGCATTCGGGCGAACCTGACCAGCGCTGGGGAGGCTGACGGTTGGCCCATAGATCTGCTCTGCGGTCGCGATGCCGCCCGGCTGAAGACTCCGTCCAACCGACGGCGCGTGGACCTGCTCGCCAGTGCCAATCGCATTAGGACGGACCTGTTGAACAACGGTTGGCTGATAGACCTGCGCCGCGGTGCCAATGGCGTTCGGCGCGACACTGCGGCACTCCAGCGTCTCGAGCTGGGCATACGTGTTCGCCTCGAGTTGTCCGTAGGTGTACGTCTCAAGACAGCCATACGTGCCACCCATAGCCTGGGGCTACAGCGTGAACAACCCGCTCATAAGGTGAAGAGTCCGCTCGCGTTGAAGATGACCTGGATGTCGGCCCCGTTCGGCACCACCGGCAAGCCCGTCCCGGTATCGACCCAGGCAATCAGCCGCTGCAGCGTCGCCGCCACGTCGCCGCCGCCCGTCACGGCACTCGACTGGAAGTACAGCAGGCTATGCCCGCTCGCGTTGGCTGCCGGCGCAGTAAAGGTGAAGTCAGCGGCATCGGCGGTGCCGCTCGTGCCCGTCTTGGTGCCCAGCGCAGCGCCGGTGGCGTGCAGCACGCCGCCGGCAGTGGTCACGTCCGAGACGAACTTGTGCGCGGCGTTGAAGGTATAGCTGCGGACGAGCGCGACCTTCATCGTGGCGGTATCCCAGTCGATCTCACCGAGCAGAAAGCCTTCGCGGCCAGGATTGAACAGCGCGTTCGCCATCTGTCAGGGCTCCTCGAGGGCGGCCGTGGCAATCACCCCACCATGCCCGGCGGATGTGGCGACGATCAGACTCAGCACGTCACCGGGTTGGAACGCTTGCTCGTCCGGAGCGAACGCAGAGAACTGTCCACTCGCCGTCCCCACCAGCGTCGGCCGCTGCGCTGCGGTGCGGTACATGCTGACGCCGTTCCGCCGCATGTCGATCACGGTCGAGCCCGCGGCTCCGACCGACGTGGCGACGCACCGAACGACACGGACGCGACCGGTCGAGACGGCAACCATCGCGGCCAAGATCTGGTTGACCGTGATCGTCGGCGCCATGCCGCCCAGGAATCCCTGAACGCGGTCGGGTGCGGCACCGGGACCGGGCACATCACTGCTTCCTGGTCGCCTTAGGCATCAGTCACCTTGGCCCCCGCCCGCTTGATGACGATCGGCGCGCGGACGCCGCCCTGCGCCGCGCGGTTGTCACGGGCGTACACCGCCGCCTCCACATCGCGGTACGCGCGGGTATACGCCTGCTCGCTGGTGATGCCGAGCTCGCGCATCCCCTCTCGTTGCGAGAGCCCCAGGAACCGCGCGCCGTCGATCACATCGGGCGTGCGCTCGTCACTCATTCTTGGGCTCCTCCTAGGACGTGGTGAACGTGCGGTCGGTCGTATAGGTGGTGATGCCGTTGGCCGTCGCGCGGATGCGGTAGTGGTACAGCGTCGCGCCCGTCAGCGCGCTGAGCGGTTTGGTTTGCGGCCCCGTCCCGGAACCCTCGACGTTCATCAAGCCGTAGGCTAGCGTCAGCCCGTACTCGACCTGGTTCGCCGAGCTGGGCGCCAGGGTGAAGTTGATGGTCGCGCCGGTCGTCGTGATGCCCGACACCGAGATCGCCGAGATCACCGGCGCCAGGCCGCCGCCGTTCGCCACCGACCCGGCCGGCGGGGTCGCCGCGCTAGCGCTGGTCGGCCACCCGCCCGGCGCGATGGGCTGCGCGTTTTCGTTGCCGCGCCAGTCGACCGGCGTATGCGTCCACAGCCCACCGGCTGCCCCGGTCTGCGACGCGATCGAGCCGCCGTCGACCGGCATCAGGTCTTCTCCGCGGGCGCCTTCGTCGTGGCCGTCTTGGCCTCGGCCTCAGGCTTCGCGGGCTCCGTCGCCGCATTCTCGGCGTTCCACGCGACGATGTCGGGGATGTCCTGCTCGGCACCCTTCTTGTAGCCCTTGCGCTCGTAGGTCTCGCTATTCGCCACGGGCGCGATGAACGTGCCGCCGTCTGGCCGAGTCCACGTCACGTAGCCGGTTTGCGACACCTGGGCGTCGGGTCCGCTCGTTGCATCCGCGGCTTTGTTCGGCTTCGTCTCGAGCACTTCCTTGCTCGACGCCGCGGCCGGTGGGAACACGTATTCGCTACTCGTCTCGGCCATGTCTACCTCCCGGCCGGGGGCCGCGCCTGCCGGCGCTGCTCGAGCGCTTCGATCGACGTTTGGTCGGCCGTCTCAATCCCGGCTACTTGCCGGTCACGGGCTGCTTCTTCGCGCTCCGCGGCCCGCGACCGCGAAATTCTGATCGGCTTGCCGTAGTCGTCCTGAATCCGCTTCAGCTCGGCCCTCAGCTCGTCCAGGCTCAGTTTGTCAAAGTCGTCCTCGAAACTCAGGTTGCGGTCCCGCTCGCCGGCCTTGCGGATGGCGTTGATGATGGTCGCCTTCTCCCGCTGCTCAGCGAGTAGCTTCGGGTACTCGACCTGCTGGTACTGCTCGACCTCCGAGAGTCGCCCGTCTCGTCCGGGCACATCGCTGAGCAGGTGGTAGCCCTTGTCCTCGTAGTACGCCCGGTTGTGCGGATCGCCCTGCAGCCGCTCAACGCGCCCGTCTGGCAACAGGTACATCCGCAGCGGGTAGTTGTAGTCCTGGCCCCGCCGCGGCGTGGACGGTGCCGCGGGGGCGCGCTCGAGCAACCCGTCGAGAAACGGGTTCCCCGTAATCGCCGCGGGCATCAGGACGCCCCGAGGACCAGCACGCCAAAGTTGTCGCGCATTTCCTGGTGGCCGTAGATGACCTCGACGGCCATTTTCCAGGAGAAGACATCGATGTCGTAGAAGAGGTGCGACTTGGGACTCCGCTGCTGCACGAGGGCGATGGCGTCGCGGTGGAAGATGGCGTTGTTGGCTTGCCCGCCGGCGGGCTTCACCAGATTGGTGGTGACGTACAGGTAGAGCCCATACATGCGGCCCAGCTCGCCGGACTTGGTCGGCATGTTGCCGTTGCCGATATACAACGCATTCGACCAGCGATCGAGGGCCAGCTTGGCCGCCTTTTCAGCCGGGCTCATAACAAAGTACCGCTCGGTCTGCGGCACGTCGACATCGTCGAGCAACTTGACCGCGGCGAGCACATTGGCATCGGACACGGCCGTACCGAGGGTGCCCACAGTCCTCGAAAAGCCGCCCAGGTCCGCGGCGAGTTTGGTATCGATGTCCTGCGCAATCGCATAGCCCAGCTTCTGCTGATACTCGTTCTGGACATCGATGATGCTCTGGACCTTGACGATGTCTTCGATGCCGAGCGCCGCGTAGCTCCACAGGTTGAGCGTGATCGTGACGGCCGTCTCAGCGACAGACTCGTACGTGATCGCCGTGTTTTCCGCTTTGGCCCGCGCGGCGAGATTACCAATAGAGGCAACCTTGACGGTCTTGCCGACCGTCGCGTCGGCCTCGAAGCCGCGGTTGACCAGTTTCGCCAGAACGAGATTCGACTCGGTGGCCCGCAGCACCTGCTTCGACCAGATATCGGGCGAGAACACCCCGTCGGCAATCGTTTTGTCGACGAATTCCGTTGCACCTACGGCCACGAGGGGACCCCCTAGCGTTGTGTCAGGGGGATGCCTCGAGTGGCTCGATGCCGTACCCCCGGTTTTGGTCGCCCCGCCTCATCAAACAGGGCGTTGTATTCCTGCATGGTCATCGCCTCAATTTGTTCGTCGGTGACTTCGCGGACGCGACCGGGGGTTCCAGATTCGCGCTCGGGTACCGGCTCGTCGCCATTGACCTCGCTCAGGATCGACTTGCGAAGGGCAGACTCGCGACGCTGAAACTCAGCCTCGGCGAGCTTGGCTCGTTCGTCGACAATGAACTGGAGATACTCAGCGACCCCTGCGGCTTGACCTTTGCCTGCGCCGAATGTTTTGCCCGCGACCTTTTCCTGAATGGTTGGGTCGAGAGTCTGCTGGAAGAGTACGACACCGTCCATAAAGGTGCCATTGCCCTGCTGCTGCTGGGCCTGCAGCGCGGCTTGTTGCTCCTGCAGCTCGCGCTGTGTCATCTCGCCCAGCGAATACAGGTCGCCGCGTTCGGCCGCCTCGTGCTTCTGGCGCTCGAGCTCAGCCTGCTGCCGCGCGCGGAGCATGGCGTCGGCCTTGTGCCCGACCAGCCCACTGATGACATCATCCTTCTCGATGACATCGCGCGGCAGGTTCTTGTTCAGCAACCTGTAGGCCTCAATCGGATCGCGCTCGAAGGCTTCGCGAACCTGCGCCTGCCAGTCTGGCGCCTCACCCGATGTGGGTGAGGACGCATCACTCTCCGGTGCCTCGGCCGGAGCCTCTGGCGTGGCCGCCGGCGCACTTTGCGCCCGCGCCCGCCCACCGCGTCGCCCGCGCGGCTCAGGGGCCTGCGGCGCGTCCTGGACGGCTTCCTGCTCAGCCAGCGCCTCCTCGAGCAGGTCCGGGTGCATGCCGCGGTCGTCCATCGTCATGCGTATCTCCAGGTGAAGTGCCGCTCAAAGTTGGCACAGCCAATGAACGCGCGCCAGCGGAACACGGTGCGCGACGGATACCAGCGACAGCGACGGTTCACTTCTTCGGCTTCGGCTTGCCGGCCGCCCGCATCGACATCGCGATCGCCTGATCCCGCGGTCGCCCGGCCTTGATCTCGGCGCGAATGTTGCTCGAGATCGTCTTCTGCGAGCTGCCCTTCTTGAGTGGACTCATCGCTGGTACCCGCCCATCGTCGTCGGCGCCTTGAACTGCGGCAAGGTCGCCAGGATCTGCTTCTGCGCGTCCTCCGGGTTGAGCCCGTATTTTTCCTGCATCCCCTGCAAGACCATGCTCTGGGTGCTGGGCGCCGCCCGCAGAAACTCCGTCGAGTTGAGCTTGTTGGGGGTCGGAATGCCCTGCATGATCTGCGTCATCGACGCCTGGTTCGCGGTCGGATCACGAATGTCGTCGATCATCTGCTGCAGGTAACCCATCCCGCCGGCAGTGTTGCCGCCGGCTACGCCGACGCCGCCGACCACGTTTGGCGCCTGGAAGCCGGCCACGCCCTGCCCGCCGAGCAGTTGGTTCATCTGCCCCAGCGCCTGCTGCTGGCGGAACGGGTTGGCTTGCAGCGCCGCGGCCGAATTGATCATGCCCATCTGCTGGGTGTACGCCTGGTTCTGCGCCGCGAGCGTCTGCTGATTGCCGGGGACCTGCCCCCAATTGGCGTATCCCGTGCCGTACAGCTCAGCAAGCGCCTGTTGCTGGCCGAACGCCTGCTGCTGAGCGTTCAACGTCGTCATGCCCGGCGTTGGCGGCAGTCCCGCATTGCCGTACAGCCCCGCGTACTGAGCCTGGGCCGCCAGCGTCGGCGCGTTCTGGTACGTCCCCGTCAGCCCACCCTGGGCCAAGCCGTAGTTCTGGTTGAACTGGCGCGTCGCTTCGGCAAACTTCTCCTGATCGAGACCAAAGGTGGCGTTGAACTGGCGGACGGCCTCGTTGAAGGCTTCCTTGTTGCCCGAGGCGATCGCGCCGAGCAGCGAGTTGATGCCGCTAGCGAGCTGCTGCGAACTCTGCGCCGCCACCGTCGGCGCCGCGCCGCCGCCCCCGCTGGTGACCTGGCCGGCGTAGGACTGCCCGGGGTCGTAGCCCGAGTTGATGCCGAACGTGCCCATGCTCGGCGTCCAGCCGGCCGCCCGCGCCTCGGCCTCATTGGCGACGGTCATCGAGCCGCCGGCGGGATTCGGATAGACCGGCATCGTTAGACCTCCACCGTGACCGGCGCCGTGAACGCCAGCGGATTCAAGATGCCCGACAGCCGCGGGTCGCTCCCCGGCCAGCCGGGCTTGTACGGCGTCCCGGCCACTACCGGTGGGGCTGCGGGCTGGACCGGCACCGGCGCGGGTGCCGGGGCCATCATCGTCGCCGGCGCCACCATCCCCCCCACCTGCTGCGACTGACTTGCTGCCTGCGACGCCATGACCGCCGGATGGGGCCGCCCGGTCTGTTGCTGGTACCGCTCGAGCATCTGCGTCAGCACGCCATACGCCGCCTGCGCCTCGGGACTGCGCCCGTTCTGCGGGTCAGCCGCCGTCACCATGCGCGCCGCGGCGTCGTAGACGCCCTGCCCGCCCCCGAGCTCCGCGGTCCAGCCGCCGATGCCGCCGACCAGCGCCTCGCCGAGGCCCGCCGGCGCGTTGTGCAGTCCGCCGCCCAGACCACCCGAGCTCTGCCCCGACTGGGCCAGCCCGAGGACCTGCCCAAGCATGCCCTGCGCCGCCTGGACACGCTGATTGATCAGGCTGGCGCCGGTCTGCGCCCCCTCGCGCTGGTTCGCCAGGACCGTGCTCGCCGCGGTCGTCGCCGTCGCCGCCTGCTGCGCCTCCGCGGTCATCCGCGTCGTCGCCGTTTCGATGATCGTCTTGGCTTCGTCCAGCGTCATCGGGTGGTTCGCGTCGACCGTCTGCCCGGTCAGGTCGCGAATCAGGTTCTGCGTCGCCTCGCCGACTGTGACCCGCCCCTCGTTGGGCACCCACTTCAATTTGCCAGGGTGGTCGGGGTCCTCGATCAGGATGTTCGGCGCCGACAGGTTCGTCGCCGGGATGTTCGGCTGCTGCGGCTGATAGTTCGGGTTCGGCGCCCGCCGAATCTCCTCACCCGTGACCGCGTCGTACCAGATCAATTGCTGCGACGTGGTGCCCGCGCCGGTCATCGTCTTGGGCGGCTCGACCCCCGGCGGATAGGCGTACTTACCGTCCTCGTCCGAGCCCGTCCAGACCATCTTGACGCCGTTGTGGACGATGTCGGGGTGGGCATTGACTGGCCCAGGCGTCCACGTCCCCGCGTTCGGATCGAAGCGATACGGCTTGCCGTCGACGACCACCGCCTGGAAGGGCGAGGTCTTATCGATGTCGACCAGCTTCGAGACGTTGTTCTCGGCATCGACGGCATAGACCGCGGTCGGCGTGGTGATGATCTGTCGCCCGGGCAGGTTGGGATCGGCCGACACGGCGTGCCACGACTGGTCGCCGGTATCGACCATGCCGATGACCCGCTTGCCCTTGGGGTCGTTCGGATCGGTGATGTTGGCGTACTTGCCCGTGGGCTTCGCGCCCGCGGTCTGCGGCACCGTCGCCGCCATCTTGCCGCTCTTGCCGTCCCACAACCCCAGCGTCTGGGACGCGTCGTTCGGGTTGGGAATCTTCGTCCAGGTCGACGGGTCGCCCATCGTCTGGTCGGGCTCGAGCTTGAGCGGGGCACCGCCCTTCGGGTCCTGGACGTAGACCGCGGGCTGCGCAGGATCGGTAATTTCCTTGAACTGCGCGTCCAAGCGTCTGAGCCCACTGGGCGCGGTCGGCGCCTGGGGCACGTTCTTGGTCGGGCCCTCGACCACGTCAAAGCCGACGCCGCCCTTGGTGTTGGGGTTGTTGCCAACCTCCTTGATGACGAACCTGTCCGTCTCGCCGTTCGGGCCCTGGACGGAGATCAGAATGCCGTTCGTCGAGGGGATCTGCGCCGGCTCACCCGGTCGCCCCGCATTCGGGTTCTGGACGTTGACCGTATTCGGCTGCTCGCCAACCGACCGCCAACCGGGACCGAAGACCTGGGTAACGGCGTCTTGCTTCGAGTTGTAGGGCATTACGAGGCGCCCCCAATGTAGTACGGCTCAGGCACCGCGCGCGCCTTCGCCCGTGTCTGAAGGTCGGTCGACGAGAGGTTCTTGTAGAAGTCGATGTTCGCGGTCTGCGTCCCGTAATTCACGGCCTGCTTGAGTAGGGCATTCCGCGTGGTCAGGTCGGCGCCCTGCCACGCCCGCGACTGCTGCACGTCTTTGACCGCTTGCTGGATCGCCGCGCCGCGCGCCCGCTTGACCTGGTCCTGCTCGGCCTCGGACAACTCGATCGACTGGCCGCGGCCGAGGTTGATCGCCTTGGGCGCCGGCGGCAGGCTGACATCGTTCTCGCGCAGCATCCGCAACGTCGCATTGTCGGCCTCGAGGCTCGAGCGCACCGGCGCCACGAACGCGCCGATCCCGCTGACGCCCATTGACCGTGGCTCACCCAGCGCCGTCGTGGCCTCAGGCACTGTCCCACTCACCCCCGGATAATCCGCCGCCATCGCGTCGACAAAGCCCTGGAATCCCTCCCGCGGGTTGCGCGCGGCCACGCCATAGGCCCGTTGGACCTGGCGGCCCATCGCACTGTACGGCCCGTAGCTGGCGACGAGGCCCTCGACAAACTTCGGCGCGTACCGCTCCGGGTCGTGCAGGACGTTGACCGTATCCGACAGCCCCTGCAGGAAGGTGTTGTCGAGCACGTAGGCCCCCACCCCGGTGACCGCCCGTGTGAGCTCGTCCTCGTCGACCAGGTCCTTTTGGCGTTTGCCGGAGTCGGTCAGCAGCGCCGCCATCGCCATCGGCACGCCAGCCGCGCCGAAATTCTGGAACGGCACGTAATGCGTATTGCCGGTGACGCCGTCCTCGACCCGCATCGACCACTCGCGCCAGCCCGGCGGCAGCGTGCTGGCCTCGCCGGGATCCTGCGGGTAGCCGGCCGTCAGCATGGATTTACCGCCCGTGAAGGTGCCCGCGCCGAGGCCCATGAAGCCGAACAGGATCGCTGTCCCGACCGCCGCCCGCGCCGCGCGCTGTTCGGCCAGCAGCGTCTGCTGCCCGAGCCGTTCCGTGGGCACATTGCGGCGGTTGGCGATCGCCTCGAGGACACCAGCACCGCCGAGCGGGGTCAGGCCGAACCCCTGGGCGGTGATGTTGGCCGGCGTCTTGATGAACGGCAGGATCTGCGCTGTCGCCCCGCGGGCGATGTCGGCCGGCACGCCCCGCGTCATGGCCGCGGGCATCGGCACCGTCCGCTTCTCCTGGAAGACCATCCGCGCCGCCGCCTCGTTGGCTTGCTGGTACAGGTCGGGGTACTCCTCGAGGTGCTTGACGATGTCCGCGGCGCGACCGCGGAGCTGCGCGCCAGTACGCCCCTCATTGACGGCCATGCGCGTCGCCAGCCGATTGGCGTGCATGGCGAACGCGCCACCGCGGAAGAGCACGTCGGAGGCGCCGAGCAACCGCAGCGGCATCTCGACCGCCGTGTCCAGCTTCGCGCTGCCCGAGGCGAACCCGCCGCGCAGCTTCGACAGGTCGGCCAGATCGGTCGGCGTGATGCCGGTCTGCAGCACCCGCACCGCCTCGCCCATGTGCGCCATGAAGCCGGACCCGTAGGCCTCGACCATCGGCCCCAGCTCGGCCCAGTACGCCTGCCGCTCGCCGCCGGTGCGCTTCGCCCGCGCCCAGTCGATGCCAACCGTCAGCGCGTGTGACGGGACCTCGACGAGCGGCTGCGTGACGTTGCCGACGGCGTTCGCCATATGCGTCGCGGTCGAGCTGAGCAGCCCGGCCAACCGCAGCGTCTGCGAGCGACCCCACCAGCCCGGCTGCTGCATCCCCTTCAGGAACTTCGCCGCCGCCAGGTCGTCGCTCGAGTTGATCGCCTTGACGAAGTCGGCCAGGAGCTGCTTGCTCGGCTCTTGCCCGCCGATCGCCTCGAGGATGGTCGCGGCGTGCTGGCTCTGGCGAAGTTGCCGCTTGCTTTCCGCGGCCCACGCCCGCTCGGCCGCCTGTTCGGCATCCTTGGCCGCGAGGTCAGCACTCTTGCGCGCCTGCTCGAGCGCCAGTCCACCGCGAAAGTCGGCGCGTTTCATGGCGTCGTTCTCGAACTTCTTGGAGTCCCAGAACGCCATCTCTTCCCAGGTCTGCTTGCGGCCGGCGAAGATCTTGCGCTCGGCCGCGAGCTCGTCGTTGAGCGCCGCGAGCAGGGCCTCGGGTGGCTCCCGGTTGGCAATCGCTGCTTTGCGCGCGGCCGCCCGTTCGGCGCGCGCGGCGGCCTGGGCGTCGAAGTCCGTCGCCTTCTCGTGCAGGGTCATGGCGGTGTAGCGGTCGAGGTTGTTGTAGGCGTCGTCGATCTTCTGCCAGATGCCCGTTGGCGCGGCGTCCCTGGGCAGCACCGCGGCCCGTTCCGCATCGGTGGCTTTCGCCGTCTCGATCAGCTGCGTCGCGCGGTCGGTCATCGTCTTGGCCGCCTCTCTGGTCCGCAGCGCCGCCAACCGTTCGGCCGACGCCGCCACCCCGCGCGCCATCGCCGCGTCGATCCTGATCTTCAGCGCGTTCAGCGTCCGCCCCGCCGAGGACCGCGCGCCCGTGGCGACTGCCGACAGCCGCGCCGCATCCAGCAGACTGGACAGCGCGTAGGCGGTCTGCTCCGGCGTCAGCGAGTCGACCCCACCGCGAGCCTCGATGTCGCGCGCGAGCGCCCGCTGCGCTTCCTGTGAGTCGATGGCCGCCGCCTGCAGCGCGACCGTCTCGGCCGTGCTGAACCCCTTCCCCACCGGCGTCTTGAGAAAGTCCTCTTTCGTCATGCCGACCTTGGTCGCCAGGTCGTGCACCAGACTGTCGTGCGAGATGCGGCCCTGCTGGTACGCCTCGAAGAGGTCGACGTTGTCGTTGACGGCCTGCTCGAGTTGCGCGCGGACCTCGGGCATGTCCTCGCCGAGCATGGCGTCCAGGTTGGGCATCACCTTGCGCGCGCGGCCACTGACCTCGCGCGCGGCCGCCGGATCGGTGATCCCGCGGCCGGTGACCAGGCGGCCACCCGCCACGCCGCGGCCAACCACCCCGGCCTCGTCCTCGCTGAGGCCGAGCTTCGGCCCGAGCTGGTCCGGTACCGGCTTGGTGCCGTTCTTCGTCACCAGGTCGGCGGCCACATTCCCACTCGGCCCGCTGACCTCGGTGGCGTACGGACCTGATGGCGCGGACTCCTGCGCGCCGGCAAACGGCAGATCGGCCGCGCTCGCCTCCCCTGGCCGGACGAACCGCGCATCGTCGGGTGCCGCCTGCTGCTGGTGGCCGACCGCCTCGATGTCGCGCTGGTCGCGCGCGAGCTGGTTCCGCTCGGCGCGCATCTCCGCCGGCGTCGGCTCGCGGCGCCCCATCCCGCGCTGGACCCCGAACTCCGAGAGCAGCTCGCGCACCTCGCCCGAGCCCGTCTCGAGCCCGGCCCTTTCCCACCACAACGGCTCGTAGGCACTGTGGCCCTGGGTGCGCGCGATCTCGACGAGCTGGTCGTTGGTCAGCCCGCCGGCCCAGGGCGGACGCTCGGCCTTCCGCAGCGGGTTGCGCAGCGCCTCGTCGAGCGCCGCCAGGCGCGTCTGGTTGGCGACGTACCGCGCATCGAGCTCGTCCTGGTAGGCGAGCCGCTCGTCGATCGTGAGGGGCGTGTCGTTCGGGCCAGCCTCGCGCAGCAGATGGGGGTTGGAGTGGACTTCGCCCAGGTTGCGCGGTGCTGCGCCGGCCGCCGGCTCCCGAATGCGGGCCTGGAGCAGGTCCTCGCCGACTCGAGGTGGTCGCGGGATGCTGCGGGACTCGACGGCGACGGGTACGCGAGCGAGCGCGGCGGCCGGCGGGAAGCGCCGGGTGACCGCGTGGGTGCCGACTAGGCCAGCGGTGGCGCCGAGGCCGATGTTGCGGAGTCGCTCGTCGAGGGTGGCGTCCTCGGGCGTGGCGGCACTACCGGCGGCGCCCCCGGCGGCGGCGCCGGCGAGGTTGGTGGCGAAAGCGGGGCTGATCTCAGCTCGCTGACGGGTGCCTGGAAGTCCGCCGCCGGGGGCGGTGAAGCCGGCGGCAGGAGCACCGCCGACCCGCTCGAGTAGACCTCGTCGTCCGGCGGTAGTTGGGGCGAATCGCCCACCAGTCTCTGCCAGATGTCGGCCGTAGTCTCCGCTGGTGACTCGCTCATTAGCCCCATTATACCTCGGTAGTGATGCAGGGTCGATACCATTATCGCGCAGAGTCTGTGCAATCCGCGTCATCGACGCCTCGTCGTCGAGCGGAATCTGCAGCGACCGCCCGGTCGTGCCGCGGATGGTCGGGACCCCCGCGGCGCTCAGCGCGTCTTGAATGCGCGCGACCTCCGCGGCATCGCCCACGTACTTAATGCCGGCCAGGGTGTCGGAGCGGTAATCGGGATAGTGGATCGGCACCGCGTCCAGGCCGAGCCGCGAGCCGACCTCCGCCGCCACGTACCGCGCCGTATCAGCGTTGCCGGCGGGCAGGTGGATGACGTGCTGGCCTGGCGTCTCCTCGACCACGCGGTGCGACGCGGCGAGCCACGGCATGGCGCCGCGCTCGTCCATCCCGAGCCGCGCCGGAATGTCGGCGCCCTCGAGTCCACGGACGACCGGTGCGGCACTCTCGGCGATCGCCCGCTCGCCCTGGCGGAACTCGAGCGACGCCGGCCGCAGGGCTTCGGCCCCACGTTTCGGCCCACCCGCCTTGCCCTTGCTCATCTCGCCTGGGTAGACCCGCGACACGCTGGTGATGCCCAGCTCGGGTGGGATGGGATCCTTCAGGTACGGGCCCCACTCGGCCAGCGCCGCCTTGACCGACGGCTGATTCATGGCCCGCGAGATCTCGCCAGGCTCAGGGGCCCCGGTCTTGCCGATCGCCTTGTTGAACACACCCGCCGCTTTGGCGTCGGCGATGGCACCCTTGAAGTCCCCCAGCTGCCACTTCGCCCACGCGCCTGGCGCGCCGTCCTGCATCGAACGGATGCCGTCCCAGACCGCCGACTGGAAGGCGTAGCCGTCGACGCCCTGCTCGGCGCCGAGCTCGTTGAAGACGGCCTCGAGGCCGCGGTACAGCGTCTTGTTGTTGGCCGCCGCTGACTCGTGCGGCGAGTCCATGTACTGCTTGCCGTCACGGACCGCTGGGACCTGCTCGGAGCTGACGTTGGCCGCGCGCCAGTTGTGGATGTCGTTGGTAATGCCCGGGTCGTATAGCCGCGACTCGGCCGACCCGTAATTCCCCGAGAACGTCGGGGTCTTGATGCCGCCCGTCTCCGAGATCCCGGTGGCGTAGCCCTTGTTGGCGCCGATGCGCTTGTTGGTCCCGGACGGTCCCGACCACCCGTAGTCGTTGACGGCCTTCAGAATGTCGGCCTTGATCTGCGCCGGCGACTCGCCTGCGGCGCGCCCGTCCCGCGCGATCTTGCGGACCATGCCCATCACCTTGACCGCCTCCGACACCTGGCCGGTGACGTTGGTCTGCATGCTCGAGATGGCGTTCAGCGCAAACCACTCTTCGAGGTTGTCCGGCCCCACGGTCGGCACACCCTGGTCGGACTGGTCGGCGTAGAAGTCGCGCTTCTGCTCGTTGGCCTCGAACAGCGCCCGCAGGTCGTCCGTGTGCGGCGCACCACCGGGGTTGGCCTTGATGACGCCGGTCGCGCTCGAGCTCGTCGCGTTGGGATCGAGCGGCAGCACATCCTTTGGCAGCGTGTTCAGATCCAGATGCAGCAGGCCGTCGTCGCTCGACTCGCGCAGCGGGCGCGCGATCGCCTCGAAGCGGCCCTCGGGCGTATTGGGATCGTAGTTCGGTAATCGCTGCCGACCCGACACCGCGCGCGGCGGCGGCACCGTCTCGGCCACGATGGGGGCCGGCGCGGCCCGCGGCGGGGGGACCGTGATCGCTTCGCCGGGGCGCACCAAGCGACCACCGGGGCTCGTGTCGATGGCCCCCGCAATGCCGGTCTGGACGTTCCGCAGATAGCCCGCGATATCTTCGTTCGTCACGGGCTGCGGCGTGGTGCGGTTGCGGTCGGCGTACGCCTGCTCCGACTGCTCGAGGACTCGCCGCGCGGCATCGATCTCGTACGGCTTGGCGCGCTGGATCAGCTCCGCATCCGGAATCAGCGCCGGCCCGCGCGCGAGCTGCAGCGCCACCTCGGCGACCTGGCCGACCTGCTCCGGCGTCAGCGCGCTCAAGCCTGGCACGGCACGCGACAGTTGCCCGGCGATGATCTTGGCCTCGGGCGTCAGGGTCCCCGCACTGATCTGCGTGGCCGCCGCCTGGCCGAACTGGCCCACGTCCTGCGCGGTCTGCTGCGCGCCGCGGCCGATGTCGCTGAACACCCCGCCGGCCAGACTGCCGGCCTGCCCCGCCACGTCGCCGACGATCTGGAACGGCGTCTGCTCAGCCTGTGTCGGCTGGACCGCGGCGGTCGTGTAGATGGGCTCCTTGGCCGCCGGCCGCTCGCCCCCCACGTTCAGCGTCGGCGACGGCCCAACCCGCGCCGGCTGGCTCGCCGTGCCCTGCCCCGCCATGTATGGCCGCGGGTCGATCAACTGGTCGAGCGGGTCACCGTTCAGGCCCCGCCGCACCTCGTAGTGCAGGTGGGGCGAGCCCTCGGTCCCCGACTCGCCCATCGCCGCGATCACGTCGCCGCGGTTGACGAGCTGCCCCACCTTCAGTCCTGGCGCGGCGTTCGCGAGATGCATGTACGCGTGCGTCAGGCCATCGCGGTCCCTGACGTAGACCATCAGCCCACCGGCGCCGCCACTGTCGCGCTGAATCAGCGTGACCTCGCCCGGCACGAACGCCTCAACGGGGGTCCCGATGCCACCGCGCTGGGGGACGACATCGATGCCGCGATGCGGCGTGCCCGTGCGGTAGTCGCCGGTATAGGTCGCCTTGAAGCCAAACTGCGTCTTCCACTTGTCGCCAAGCGAGTCTGTGCTCGAGCCCGGCTCCTCCGCGTGCGGCAGGGCCGGTGGCGTCCCGCCAATGACCGGAGCCCAGCGGTCAGCGATCGCGCGGATCTTGCCCACGTAGTTCGGGTCGGTCATGTAGCCGCCCTGCCTGAGCGCGCCGACGAAGCCCTCGACGGTCGATTGGCCCAGCGCCTTGGCGTACCGCGGGGCGTTCTGGATCAGATCGGCAAAGTCCATGAAGGACTGCGCCGCAGACTGGTACGCGCGGAAGTTGTCACGGATCTGGACCGGCCCCTGGCCATAGTCCTCCCAGGTCCCGGCGTTAGTGGAGCCTGCGGGTCCAGTGCCCTTGATCCCGAACAGGTTGTTGCCCGCGGCAAACTTGCCGTAGCCCGTCTCGTTGGCGGCCATCGCGATCATCGATTCCGCCGGTAAGCCGGTCCTCGCCTCGACCCACTTCGCAGCTGGCGTGATCGACCGCACGAACGCCTCAGGACTGGACGGATCAACCTGCACGTTCGGCATGTCACCCGCCGCCGCGGGCGAGGGCGGCACGAGCGGCGCAACCCCCAACGCTTGCGGCTCAGGCGTCGACTGCTGCGGTTGAGCGGCAAAGACCTGGGTGGCGGCGGCCTGGAGCTGCTGCTGCACGTCCGCGGCGCTCTGCTGCGCCTGCTGGCCGAACTGGACGATGCCCTGTTGCGCCTGCTGGACAGGTTGCGCGACCTGCTGTTGCCCGAACTGGAGCGCCTGCTGCGCGGTCTGCTGCAACTGCTGGAAGACCTGCGTCGGATCGGGGCGCGGCGCCTCCTGGACGACCTGGAACTGGCGGGTGAGGTTCGCCGCGTGCTGCTTGAGCTCGTCCTCGACGGCGGTCTGCCAGTCGTCGCGGAGCAGCGAGCCCGGCACTAGAAGGCTCCGCTGGGGGGGAGGGGCTGGCCGTTCGGCCCGAGGATCATGGGTAGCGGGGCGCTGGGTGGGGGCACCGTGGGCAGCACGGGTTGCGGTGGCGGCAACGCCAGTGGCACGGGCGGTGCGCTGGGCGGCGGCACAGGCACTGGCGCCTGGGTCGGCGGCTTCGGCGGGATCACCACGCCGAGCCGGTCCGTCACCTTTTCGAACTGCAGCGGGTCGCGGTGCGCCTCGCGGATCAGGAACTCGCGATCGTTCTTCAGGTACGCCTGGCGGTACAGGTCGTCGAGTCGCGAGTTAGGCACGCCGACCAGGTCGGGCTGATCCTTGACGCCGCCGAACACCATCGCCGCAATCTCCGGCGCGTCGCCCTCGATCTCCTGGCGGATCTCAGCCTGGAGCTGGAGGATCTCGTTGCGCCGCGCATCGGCCATCTAGGGCCCCTGCGCACCCTGGACGACGGCCGGATAGGCTGGCGGGTTCACCCCGGCCCCATTGGGTGCCGCGGCCAACGCCCCCATGTCGGGCACGGCGCCCATGCCCGGCCCGCCGCCCTCGAACACGCCCGGTTGCGGCTGCTGCCCCGCGGGCCCACCACCCGGCGGCAGTCCAGCCTGCGCGAGCTGACCCTCGGCCGCCCGCTGCTCCATCTCCTGCGCCTTCTGCAGCAGGTCGCCGCGACCGGCCAGCATGAAGATATTGGCTTGCAGGAGCTGCTTGTACGCCGGGCTCTCGCGAATCTCGTCCCGCGCCCGCGACCGCCGGATCTCGTCGGGGTTGTCACCGAGGTAGGTCACGGCCTCGTCGCGGCCGTAGGTCCCCGCGGCGAGCCGCTCGTGGGCGTAGCGGGCCTGGATCATCTCGTCGGTCGGGAGCTGCGCCTGCACCTCCCAGTGGACGTGCATCGGCCGCTCGAGGTCCTTCGGCCCGAAGCCGATGAACTCGGTCGCGGCCTTCTTCGAGCCGACCTCGCCGCCGCCGTAGAAGACCCACACCTTTTCCCCCGCTCGCTCGCGGACCAGGCTCCACAACTTGTCGGTCTGCCCGTCGAGCAAGGCCTCGAGGCCGTGGCGGATGGGCCCGACGCGCGTCCGCGTGAAGCTCAGGATCTGGGAGATGGCGAACCCCGCGCCCTCCATGCCCGACAGCGTCGTCACCCGCGGCGACTCGAGGTCGCGGATCGCCTGGTCGATCAGGCCCATGTGCTTCTCGAGCGTCGAGGCGTCGGCGTACTCGATCCGCTGCAACTGGCGTCCGGGCGGCAGGTTCAGAATCTCGCCCGGATGGAGCGCCATGTCGGTGTTCTCGCGCGGGAGGCCGTCACCTGTGCCAACTGCCGCCGCCGGACTGTCGCCGTAGCTGACCAGCGGGGAGAGCAGGTCGCGCGCCACGTACTGGGCATGCATCGCCCGCAGATACTGGCGGTACTTGACCAGCCACAATTTGGTTCGGCCAATGCCCCAGCCCACCTTTCGATTGCGCCAGTAGTTCATCGTCAGCCCCGGCGCGTAGTCGTACGGGACCCCGAACGGGTAGCGATGCTTGAACTGCTTGACGATGTACCCCGTCGGCTCCTGGCTATGGTTGCGGCCGACGACCGCGTAGCTGACGTAGGTGCGGTCCCAGTGCTCGAGGAAGGACACTTTCGTCAGCGGGTTGCGCGTGTGGTCGGTGCCCGACATCGGCTCGCCGAGTTCCTCGGGCACGATGTTGCCGTCCGTATCGCGACTCAGTCGGTACTTTCTGAACGCCGAGCGCATCGTCATCTCGCTGACCTCGAGGACCTCGTCGAGCACCCCGCCTGAGCGTTGCGGATAGATGTTCCGCGGGTCGACGTACAGCCACGCGAAGGGCGGCCCGGCCTTCTTCTTGGCGTCCTCGGTCAGCTTGTCGTACTGCTGCCACGCGTCGCCCGAGTCGCTCGAGGTGGGTGACGGGATCGCGTAGCGGTGCTGCCACAGGTCGCCCGCCCACAGCAGTTTGCTCCACGCGCCGCCATCGTTCAGGCACGCGTCGGTGACCTGCGTCATCGTGTCCATGCCGGGCTCGCGCGTGCCGCACTGCCAGAGCGTCTCCTCCGTCCAGTGCTCGAGCTTCGACGCCACGGTCTGCGCCGTGTCGCCCTCGCCGCCGACGATGCTGAGCTTGGGGCGCTCGAGCGTCAGGATGGCGGTCTGCTGGAAGGCTTCCTCGGTGATGTCGGGGTCGCGCGGGTCGACCGACACCATCTGGTACGCCGGATCGGTGCCCTGCATGGCTGGCACGCGCATCTCGCGGACCGCGCGCATCTCGTCGATGTCGTCGTCCTGGGTCTTGTACGAGTCCTGGAGCTCGGTCTGCAGCGCCAGCAGGTAGGTACTGTCCGGGGCCTTCAGGTCGCGCTCGCGGTCGATGGCCACGCGGCGAGTGTACTACTGGGTTGCAACGGGTACTGGGTCGGGCCGGCTAGCGGTGCATTCTGCCCCAGTGGACCCTTAGACCGCTCGGGGTACAGCACCTCCCGCACTGCGGACACGGGACCTTCACCGCCACCGGCGCGTTGATGACGACTGCCGCTTGCTGCGCCAGATACGCCTCGACCCAAGACGCTGGGACCAGGCGCCGATCCCCAATCCTCAAGCTTCCGACCTCGCCTGATCGAACAAGCTTCCACGCCATGAATCGACTGACGTTCAGCCGCTGCGCGAGGTCGGGCCAGACATTCATCAATGGCTCCCCGGGCTTGATTGGCAATGGTCGCTTTTTCATCAGTGCTCGAGTGCGTAGCTGCTGCGCCGCGCGTGCCCGTTGCGCTGCCCGAAGCCATACGTCGACCGTGCCGGCGGACCCTGCTCGCGCTGCGCTCCGAGATACGCCAGTCCCAACGCGATGACCGTGTCGTCATGCTGCCCCGGCGGTGCGCCGTAGCGGATCATCCCCGACGGCAGCACACTCGCCTCGTAGCCGAGCAGCTCGGCCGTCTGCACCGGATCGTCGAGCAGCGTCAGGTCGCCCCGCTCGATCGCCAGCCCGAGAGCCTGCACGAGCGCCGCCTTGCTGGCATTGGTCGCGTCCCAGGCCCACACCGGCAGTGCCCGCCGCGGCTCATCGAGTAACCGCGCGTAACCGGTCTGTAATCGTTCGACGAGCGGCCGGCCCATGCTGTTCTGCTCGGCCACCACCAGGACCGGGTGGTACGCGTCGCACCAGCGGTGCAGGCGTTCGGTCTGCAGCTCGTAGTCAATCTCACTGAAGCGATCGAGGGCGACCTGCTCGAGTGTGCTGGCATCAATCACGGAGATTGCCGTGAAGTCATTGACCCGCCCCCAGTCGACACCGATCACGTACTGGTGCCCGCGCTGCGGCGGCGTGGGCTCAAGCCGCGCGACCGCGGTGACGCCGCGGAACACCCCGCCGCCCTCGATTTGCAGAAAGGCGGCCTCGTACTCCTGGCTCCAGGCCCGCTCGGGCAGCTCGAGTTTCGCCGCAGCGAGCTCGCTAGCCTGAATGAACGGGTTCACGCTGGTCGGCATCTGCCACGACGCCCACTCGGTCTGGAGCGGGTCCTGGCCCTGCTGGTACAGCGACCAGAAGTCGTTGAGGCCGCGCGGCGTGGACATGAACCACGCGCCGCCGGCGAGATCGGTCAGCGTCGGCCGTAGCGCGAGCTGCCAGATCTCGAGCAGGTCGCGAACCATCGCCGCCTCGTCGAGCACGATCAGCCCGTAGCGCCGCCCGCGGGCCGGGTTCGGATCGTCGAGCGACCAGCATTCGACCACCCCGCCACTGATCAGCTCGAGCCGGTGATCCTGCTCGGACTTGGTGCGGGTCACGGGCTCGAGGACGGTGCGAATGTCGCGCCAGAACTCGGCTAAAAGTTTGTACGTCGGCGCGAAATAACCCGCGGGGTTGCCGTGCAGCGCGGTGTTAGCGAGCAGGTCCTGGGCGAGCGTCGACTTGCCCGCGCGCCGGCCGAGGGCGACGACGTTGAACCGTTTCGCCTCGGCTTTGATCCGCGCCTGGGTCGGGTGCGGCTGCGGTAAGCGGATGCGAACGGCGGTCGTCATCGGTGCTCGCGGAGCCAGGCCCGGATTTCGGCCAGCGACTGCCGCTTCAATTCGCGCACGGCGTACTCCCCGGTCGCGTGCGGCCCGATGTCACACGACGCCACGTAGGCCTCAAAAGCGCACGCGTAGAGTGTCCGACAGGCACGGCAGATGGCCTGGTCGGGGGGCGTGTGGCAACAATCCGTCGACCGGGGCCAGAGTGGTTCACGGCGCATGCTCCGGCAACTCCAGCGCACGAGCCACGTACTCGATCTCGATGATTGTGCGACCGTCCGACTGGATCTTCTCGGTGGCCTTGTAGCCGGCGCGGTCGAGGATGTCGCGGGCCGCGGCGAGCGCGAGCTGCGGGTTGGCATCGTCGGCGATCGTTTTCTGGATGCGATTCAGCGACGGGTCGACCAGGTCGCGAATGCGTTGCTCGGCGCTGCGTTTGACTTGCGGCGCAGAGCCACCATGGACTGTACACACCACGGCCCCCCGGATCGCCAGCCCGAGACACGGCTCGCCGTCGGTGCGATGGGCGGTACACGTCCGCCGGCCATCGGCGCGACGACTGACCGGTGTTACTGACTGATGGGTCATCAGTTACGCCGGGCCGCGACTTGCTTGCTCAGCGCGAGCGTCGTGCAGCGGATAGCTTGCGTCGCCCACCGCGCCACGACCGCAAGCGGCGCCCCGGCGGTCCGTAACTGGCGCACTTCGTCGACCTGCCACGGGTGATGCTGCGGGCGGATAGACGGCGGGGTGACGCGCACGGTGGCGAGCCAGTTCGTCATGACTGCCGCTCGCGAACCCGCTCAATGAACGTCTGCGCATGGCTGTTGTGGGGGATCAGTGGGTCGTCGCCGTGCTGCCGCTCGTGCAGCGCGGTGATCAACGCCCGGGCAATATCCAGATCGAGCTGACTGAGCTCGAGGGCGAACTGCACGCCCATCCCCAGGCTGACGAAGGCGACCTGGTCGTGGCCGCGGTCAGCGGTCTCCTCGACGATGCCGGTGACGTTGGCCTGCAGGTACTCGCGGAACGTCGCGAGCAGGATGCGATCGAGGTCGGTCAGCATGACGTCAGGACCTCCTGGGGCGGCGCATGAGCCGCTCGAGCACGAGCTCGTGGAGCATGAGCGAGCGTTGATTGACGAGACTTTCACGGCGAATCAGCGTGGCGTCGGAAAGCTCCCAGCGGCCGTGGAAGCGATGCGCCCGGGCCGTTTGGTCGAGGGCCACGATCCACAGCGCCAGGGTGTGCGCATCGGCGTCGAGCTGGGTGACGCGCTGCTCGCCGAGCATGGCTTCCTGGCCGAGCGCCGCGGTGGTCATCGGGGCACCCGGCTGAGCGTCAGAGTGACGAAATCCTGTTCGATCTGACGGCACGCGGTGCAGTCCGAGTGGAAGTGCCCGGTGTGCTCCGGGCACCACAATTCGTACTCGTCCTGGGGGCTAATCGGGGTCGGTTCGCCGTGTGGCTGATCTCGTCGTCGTCCCCGTCGGGAGGACCATCGCCCCCCCTGCTCGTCAGGGGGGGCCCGGGGGGGTTCCGGGTCCGGGTCCGGGACCGGGTTAACCGGGTCCGGGTACGGGGTTGAAGTTTTGCTTGAGTTTTGCTTGAGTTTTGCTTGCCCATTTGCTCCAGCTTTTGCTTGAGCACTTGCTCGACCACCGGCCGCCCCCGCCTCGGCCCGGGCGGCCCGTTTGGCGAGGACCTCGACGCGCGACGGTTGATACTCCAGGTAGTCATGGATGTCGTAGGCACCGTCGGCTTGCGCGTGCCAGCGGCCAACCTCAACCAGCTCCGCAGCCGGGCGGACCCAGCGGACGATGCCGACCTGGGCGGCGACGGTGATGACGTCGGCCCGCGTCAGGTGACCGTCGCGCAACTCGCGCGCACTGTAAATGATGCTGGCGAGGTCGAGCAGGCGCGGCAGCGGACCGAGGGTGACGACCTTGGGATTGGACAAATAGTCATCGGCGAATCTGACCCACGGCATAGGCTTTACGCTGCTCCCAGCACCCGCTGAATTTCGGGCCAATCCGACGGGCGCCATACATACACATCATCACCGCACGCGCGGAGATCCTCGATCCAGCCCTTTTGGTCAGTCGTCAGCCGGCCGTGTTGACTCTTGAGTTCGGCCCAGACCTTCCGCGGTGGGCGTAGCAGCAGTAAATCCGGTAGGCCCGGCGCGGAGCCCATCGAATCAAGCGTGTGGTATCGCCGCCGCCAACCCAGATAGCGCGCGAGATTCATAACCCGCTGCTGGAAGTGCGCCTCGCTCTCGTCGCCGATCAGCTCCCGCGGTGCGCGCGCAGTGGTCATCCGGCTAAGGACACTTTCCGGCGCACGCGGCGTTGCACCGCGGCCGCTGTCGGCACACCCGTGATCACGTCGAGCCGCTCCTGCGGCAGTCCCGTCACATCCGCCAGAAACACGCTCTCGACGCCGCGCAGCCGCGCGATCGCGTGCATGATGGCGTTAGCGTCAATGGGCCACAGTCCCGGCTCACACTTCACCAACAGGTAGGGACGATCCTCCACTAGCGCCGCCGGCTCCCCGTTTCCAGCTCCAGCGGCAGTGACTGCTGCGCCGCGGTCAGGTCGACGACGAGGTCCTGGCCGAGATGCTCGAACAGCCAGGCCGGCTCGACCAGGCCGGCCTCGAGCGACAGCTTCATCTCGCCGGGCTTGCCGACGACCTGCACCAGGGTGGCGTTGAATTGCATGCACTCAATCCTTTCGCCCGGGCCGGTCGCGACAGGTCCGCCAATGGGACGTGCCGGTCCGCGTACCGTCGGGCATGATGTCGAAGGGGCAGCGGCGGGCGTTGGCGACAGTGGTGCCCCACCAGATCGGCGCCTGGCACAGGCGCTGGCGGCAGCGCGCGGTGGGGGCGTCATGCGGCTCGAGGATGCGGATGGCATCGCTCGGGTAGGCCGCCCAGGTCTGCTCGCGCGGCGGCTCGGTCCGCAGCGTCATATGAGCGCCTCCTGCGGCCGCGCCTCCCCGACCAGCTCATCCTCGACAACCTTGATGCGGGCTCGCGCAGTCTCATTCCACTCGCGAATCGCGTCGTCGTCCGCCCGCGTACTGAGCGTCGGCAAATCGAGGATGCCGAGCTCTACCGCCTTCCGCTGCAGCTCCTGGTTGTCGCTCCACAGCCCGCTGCGCGCGGGAGCCGGGGGAGACGCGACCCCCCCCGGCCCTGACTCCGCTGGCTCGGTGACGGCCGCGGATTGCGCAGGTCCTCGCGCGTGCTCGAGCGTGTCAGCATTCAGGATCGCGACGAGCTCCTGCAGCTTGGCCTCGACCTCCACAGTGGTGGCCCCGCGGCGCAGCTTCCACTCGGATGGATCGACCAGGCCGCGCTCGTCGGCCGTCTTGAGCCGATCGTAGTACCGGCCGCGGAGCGTCTCGTCGGCTAGCTGCGGCGCGGGTGCCGGGAGCTCGCCGGTCTGGCCGAAGAACTCGTCGTACAGCTGCGCCTTCGCGGCATCGCTGAGGCCGTTGGTGACGCTGGTCCGCGGCGGCGGCTCCTCGGCGGCCGCCTCCTCGGGCTCGTGGTCGCCGATGCCACCAAGCACGCTCGGGAAGGCTTTGCGCAGCGCCAGCCGCTCGGCCGCCGTCGCCAGCATGCGCTTCGGCCACTGCCGCCACATCCGCCCGCGCCCGCTGATCCCCGGATAGGACTCGTCCATGTGGGCGGTCGCCTCGAAGGCGCACTTGCGGTCGCCGACCATCGCCCACACGGTGACCAGGCACTCCGCGGGGACGATCTTCTTGCCACCCTCGATCGGCATCTCCCACGTGCCGCGATAGACGGGATCGCTTGAGCCGGCGTACTTGCCGGTCTGATACGCGATCGATCGCAGGCCGTCGATGCTGGTTGTCAGCGACGGCGTGGCGCCGTCGAACTTCTCGAAGTAGACCTGCTTGCTGAGTGGGTCGAGACCTCGACGCTGGGCGAAGACGATGTTGCTGACGAGCTCCTCGAGCGACCGCGACTCTTTGAACGTGGTCGCTGCCATCAGCGCGAACTCGGGGCGCGAAACGTGGGTCATCTCGAGCGCGTCGTCGATGGTCATGCCCGTGGTCGCCGACGGCAGCTTGCCGACGGGTGCCGGCGCAGCGGCAGAGCGACGGGTCGCGAGGTCAGGCATGCAACAGTCCTTTCATGAGCTGCGCGCCGAGATACAGCAGCGCACCAATGACGACGACGATGAACGCCGCGGCGGCCGAGCAGATCACCGCGGCCAGCAGCACGGCGAGACGATCGCCCCAGGTCATGTCCCCGCCATCACGCGGGGCGCTGGCGCGCGAGACTTTGCGCCGCACCGGCGGGCCGAACTCCGAGTGCCACTGGATCGCCTGCGGCGGGAGATGCTTACCGTTGGTCGTCATCACCGCAGCCCGAGCCGGCGTGAGCACACGGGCCACTGGCCCCAGCCGGCCGCCGCCTGCACCTTCTGCGCGATGGCGATTTGTTGTTCCCGGCTCGCCTGGTACGCATAGCGGGCATAGACGCCGCCGCCATACGCGGTCCACGTCGACGGCAGGAACTGCAGCCCGCCGTGGTGGTAACCAACGATGTGCCAGTTGCCCGAGGACTCGCATTGCGCGAGGCGGTCCCAGACGCCGTATGCCGCCGGCGGGGCCGGCATGGGCTCTGACCGCACCTCGCCGACGGCAATCAGGTACGACCGCGGCGCGAGGCCGGTCGAGTTGACCGCGCCGGCCAGGTCCTGCGGATCGACGCCCGCCTCGACGGCCACGTCCTCGATCTCCGTCGCGCGGGCCAGGCCGCTCGTCGAGACCAGCGTCAACAGGCTGGCGATAGCTAGGGCCCGCGCCACTATTCGGCGTCCTCATCAAGGGCGTCGGCCAGGTCGCGCAGCGCCGGCACCAGGCCGCTGATGGTCGTCATCGAGCGGACGGTGAACTGCACGCCGTCTTGCCAGAAGCGGCTTGCGGTCGGCTTATCGGCCTCGGGGTACTGGCGCAGCCAGACTTCCCACGCCGTCTCGAACGGGTCGCTCACGCGACCGCCTCGGGTTCCGTCTCGGGCTCGAGGTTGCGGCGGGCTACTTCTTCGTTGATCTTGAGGTGCAACAGAAACTCGGCCTGCTCGCGCACCGACCGATGGGCGCTGAACGCGAGCCGCTGCAGGGGGGCCTCGTCCTCTGGTCGCACCACCACCTGGAATCGCATGCCCTGTATGGTGTGCCCGGGTCAAGCGTGCCGAGCGGACACGAGCGGACATTTTTTAAAAACTGTCCGCTCAGGGTGTCGGGCGGCGCTCCGCAGGCCAGGTCGACGGCGGCCAATCGCTGGCGGCCAGCCCATACGTCAAGGTCATAATGCGGGTGATCGTCTTGACCTGCAGCCCACTGTGCTGCTGGATTAGCAGCTTGCTGACCGTGTCCGTGGGCTGCAGGTGGAGATTCTGGCGGACCGTCCGCTCGGCCTTTTGCATGTCCTCGCGGAAGCCGCGCCAAGAACGATGGAGGGGGTTCGACGGTCGATACGGGCGCTCACCGCGCGCCGTCGGCCGCGTCTCGCGGGGGGCGCTGGCGCGACGCGACAACTCGCGGTTGAGCGCCGTCGCATCCTGCAGCGCCTGGACAATCGGCCGCATGACCTCGAGGAACTCGGGGGGCCACATGGGGACCTGCCGCCCATCGTCAGCCACCGGCAGACCTGCCGGCACGACAACAGCGGACACATTCAAATTTGGCGCGTGCGCCGGCAACTGCAGGATTGTCCACCCACGCCGTACCTCCCTCACGACCTCAGCATTAGAACACACGTTCTATGTGATAGCACGCGTTGTCAGGCGGTCCTCCGCGCTGCTCCCCCGTCGCTGACGACCCGACCCAACGGTTGTGTAAGGAATCCAAACAAGGACGTTAGCGCGACGTAAACAGGACTAGCAATCGGTATGCCGGAGCCTATCGGGCCCTATACTGCCCGCAACCACGGAGCAACGGAGGCGCGACATGAGCGTCACTGTTCGGCCCGACCCGCACGCACGATCATCCGGGGACGTGCAGATCCCCCGGCTACGAGAGTGGCGGACCAGGCGCGCCCTCTCGCAAGAGGAGCTCGCCAAACTCGCCAAGGTGTCCCGCTCCGCCATCATCCAGATCGAGGGTGGCCGCGACGCCTGGCCGCAGACGGTGCGCAAACTCGCCAAAGCCCTGCGGATCGACCCCGCCGAGCTGCAGTAAGGGGGCACAGCGGACATTTTTTAAAAGATGTCCGCTCGTGTCGCGCCGGAGAGCCTGAAGGCCCCGCACACTGGCAGGGATGGCCCAACCAGAACCCGAGGCCCAGGTGCCGCCTGCGTCTCCGTCAGGATTCCGCGTCACCCAGCGGACCTACAGCGGTGACACGACGCCACTCGCCGAGGTCCTGGTGCTGCTCTACGACTGGTCAGTCGAGCGACAGCTACGGGTGCAGGCGAAGGTGGCTACGCGACCCGCGGGCGAGACGGATCCATTATGACCACTGTCTGGATGTTGGTCAGATCCCGCACACTGGACGTACCCAGGGCAAACGTGTAGTCCACCGTCAGGTCGGGCAGTCGCGCGTGCGGATCATCGATCGCCACCCGCTGCACCAGGCGATCCATGATCGCCCGCATCTTGAGTCGGTCGCCCTCGGCCTCGATCGCATCGAGCTCGTCGGCGATCTGCCGCAGCAACGGCAGCGCCGCAGCGAAGTTGCGCTCCATGTCCGAGGTCACCGCGAGGCTCACGTCGAGCTGCGCCAGCCGCTCATCGAGGCGCGCGATCGCCGCCGCATTCGCCGCGAGGTCCTCCTCGACTTCCCCAAAGGGCCGCAGGCCATTGGTGAGCTCGTGCCGCAGGTGGAGCCGCACACCCTCGAGTGTCGCCCGCTGCTGGCGCAGCGCAGCCCGCTGGTCGGACTGCTCGACACTGTCGGTCTGCCGCGCGCGGAGCTTCTCCTGGGCCTGCTGCAGCCCCGCCGCGGGGTTGCGGACGCGCCATGCCATATCGGCCCACACGGCCGCCTCGAGCTTGTCAGCGCGCAGCATCCGCGCCGAGCAGTGGGCACCATGCCGCTTCTTCGAGCCGTTGCACTTGTAATAGAAGTAGCCGTTGGCTGCGCCGCCCGTGTAGAGATTGCCGCACAGCGCGCAGCGCAGCTTGCGCGACAGCAGGTAGACGTAGGTGTCGGTGCGGTCGCCCTTCCAGGCGTTGCGATCCTTCATCCGCTCGTTCGCCCGATCCCAGATCTCGGGGGTGACGAGCGGCGGGACCTCTTGCGTATGCTCGGCCATCCCGAAGCTGAGCAGGCGCTCGCCCTTGTACGTCTCGTTGCGGATGGTTTCCCACACCCGGCGGTTCGACCAGGGGGCGGCCACCGGGGCCACCGTGACGTGCCCCTTGTCCTTGTTGTACCAGCGCCGCGGCGACGTCACGCCGAGATCGACGAGCCAGTCCGCGAGCGCGTAGGTCGACTCGCCGGCCGAGATACGGTCGAACAACTGCGCGACCAGGTCGGCCTCCGTCACGCCGAGCTCAGGCACGAGCGTCGTATTCGGCACCAGCAGGCCGGCGGGCGAGACCATGTAGCCGAACGGCACGACGCCGTTGACGAACTCGCCCTCCTTCGCCACCCGCAGCTTGCCGCCCATCGTGCGTGTTTCGATCGTCGATCGCTCGAGCTGGGCAATGCTGCCGAGAAGCTGGAAGACGAAGATGCCGAAGGCTTGCATCGGTCCGGGGCGCGTATCGAACGGCTCGGTCGCCGACGTGATCGCCACGCCGTACGCCTCGAGATCGTCATGCGCCTGGAGCAGAACCGACGCCTTCCGCCCGAGGCGGTCCACCTTGTAGAGCGCGAGCACGTCGTACTGCCGCTCGCGGGCAGCCTCCAGCGCGCGCGCGCCGGCGGGCCGGTCAGCGAACGGCAGCGCGCCCGACCAGCCCTCGTCGACGAACTCGTCGACCAGCACCATCGGCACCGGCCCGGTGCCCTCGAAGTCGGCACGGAACCGACTGCGCAGGTAGTCGAGCTGGATCTCGACGGTATGTTGGTCGGCCTGCTCGTCGGTCGATACGCGGCAGTAGAAGCACACGCGCTGCATCGCGCGCGTTTCGGGCTGGATGCCACGGTGCTGCTTGCGTCGATTCAGAGTGCCCGTCATGGCCGCGTTACACTGTGCATTGCAGGTCAGTCCTTTCCTACGGTGACTTGCCAAGGCCCCGGCCGTTCACGCGGTGCGGGGCTTCCTTTTACTCCGCGAGAGGCTCCATCAGCTCGTCGGGCTCGACGCCGAGCGCCTCGGCCAGCTTGCGAATGGTGCTCGGGTAGGGCTGATCGAGGCCCTTCTCGACGCGCGCCACGGTGACGCGGCTGAGGCCCGCCTTCTCGCCGAGCTCTGCCTGGCTGAGCGCCTTGCGTTCACGAATGACGCGCATGCGCGTGAGTCTGACCATCGAACTAGCGGGGATGTTACTTGGATTGGGCACGGTCCGAATTTCCCTTGCCTGCGTAGTACAGTCATTGTATCATCTGCGCACAGAGTAAGGCAGGACTTGAGACCCCATGAACGTCACGCTCTCGACCGATGACCCCCGCAGCCTCAAGGCGCTGGTGTTGAGCTGCGGTGCCAGCGAGTGGCTCGCCCTGCCGGGCGGCGGCTATGGCATCCCAAGCGCGTCACATCAAGGCGCCTTCTACGCCGCCGACTGCTCATCCTGCTCGTGCCCCGACTTCCAGTACCGCCGCGAGGTCTGCAAGCACCAGATGGCCGTCCGCATCTACCGAATCATGCAGGCCGCGTAATGACCAGCAACGGCTACTCGGGGACCACCGTCCGCGGCGTTGCCGAGCGGGTCAACGAGCGCGGCATCCGGATCAATGGCGACTGGCTCAACGTCAGCAAATTCAAACCGCTCGAGCTGCCGCCCGAAGGCAGTCAGGTCGTCGCCGTGGTCGACGCGAAGGGGTTCCTCGTGAGCATCACCCTCGCCGAACAGGCCGCGCCCACCTCATCAACCGCACGCGACGAGCGCATCACCCGGCTGGCCGTGCTCAAAGCTGCCGCGCTATTCGGTGCCAGCCGCGACATCAAGTCTGGCGAAGTCCTGCTGATCGCCAACTCCTGGCTGGCCTGGGTGACCGACACCCCGGCCGAGCCCGAATTCTGAAGGGGAGACACCTACCATGACCGCAGTTTTCATGAAGCCTTACGGCGGCACCGGGCTGACGCTCGGCGAGCTCGACGCGCTGCCCAAGCGCGACCGGCACGCCATCCTCGCCGCCACCATCGTCACCCTGCGCGAGCAGAAGCAGGTCCTCGCCGACCAGCTCCTCGAGGCCGAAGGTCTGCTCCGCGGCGAGATGCTCAACGAGCAGGCCACGATCGCCGACGCCGGCGAGTGGACCGTCAAGCTGACCACGCGCACAAAATGGGAGTACGACCTCGAGGTCCTCACGGAGCTCCAGGCGTTCGTCACGCCCGAGCAGTACGACGAGGCCGTCCGCGAGGTGCGCGAGGTCAAGGTCAACAAGACCAAGCTGAACATGCTGGCGAAGCGCGGCGGCCAGATCGCCGCCATCATCAGCCGCGCGTGCGTCGAGGCGCCGGCGGGCTTCGTTCTCGACATCAAGCGATAGACTGGAAGACCCGCCCGGGCGTGTGCATACCGGGCGGGTCTGGCGAGTCAACCCTAGTGCTGGAGGAGATGACTCTGATGCTTAGCCTACAACGGTGGTGCGTGATCGCCGGGATCGTCGGCACCTTCCTGATCTTCGTCCCACTCGGCGAGTGGTGGGGCTACCGCCACGATGCCGACCTGTTGCGCGTCGCCCTGCTGACGCTCGCCTGGGTCGCCGTCTGTTACGGATTCTGGTGGTCGTTTGAGGGGCGCTGGAAATCCTAATGGGGCTTAGAGCTACCAAACCATGACCGTCGAGCACTACGACAGCGCGAACTGCGACTGTGTCCCGCGCCACGAGCACGACGACCTCCGCGCCGAGGTCGCTGATTACCAGTCACGGCTCAAGGCGACCGCTGATAGCTGGACTGCGCTAGCCCGCGAGAACGACGAACTGCGAGCCGAGAAGTATGGCCCGTTGGAGGACGTAATCAAAGCGCGGAATGCGCTGGCTACTCGCGTCCAGCACGCAGAGGCCGAGCGGGACGAATGCAGCGAGGGCGCGATGGAACTGCGGGACGTGGTGGCGTCGAAGACCAAACTCATCGCGAAGCTCGTAGATGCAGCCCTAGCCGTCAACGCCGACGTAGAGCGATGGCGCACTACGGCAGACCTGATGCACCAGGCCAACCTTCAGATGCTCGAACGGCAGGGGATCACGTGGCCGCCAGGCGAGCCGTTCGTTGCTGTGGTAGAGGCAGAAGTCGAGCGACTGCGGCTGGCCGATAAGCAGTGGGCCGACCACGTTAAGCGACTGGCCGACGACCGCGACCGGCTGCGGGTGCAGGTCGAGGAAACTGCCCGAGAGTGCGGCATCCAGAAGACCGAGAACGAGCGGCTGCGAGCGGCACTGACCGAGATCACCGAACTCGAACTAGAGGGCGACGCCTCTCTGGACGATGCCATAGTGATTGCCGACGAGGCGCTCAACCCGCCGCCGCTTGATCAAGCTGATGGTTAGAGATAGCAAGCCCACCTACCTGTTTCCTGTATTTCGAGCCGATGGCTGGCCGTTGTGTCCGCAGTGCGGAGATGACGAACTCTATTGTCTTGAGCAGGCGCACGACGTGAGCCATGATCACCGAACACCACCATGTCCTGAGATGCGCTGCTACTGGTGCAACTGGCACGGGGCTGATCCGCGCTCTTGGTAACGCTAAAGATGGTTA